AGCAATCCCTTTTCCTATGCCGCGAACACCAGCAGCAGCCAATCCAGTTGCCGTACTATATGGTTCATCTTGCACTTGCTGAGCCGGCTGTTGCGCTGGCGCTCCATCAAGTTGATCTGGGGAAGCATACTTTTCTTGGTATTGCTTATATATTAACTCTGATGGAGAAAGAGCCTCTTCTTGAGGCAACTCAACCGGTTGCTCCTGTACTCCTTGTTCTTGTTGCGGTTCAACATCTTGAGCGCCATACTTTTCTTGGTATTGCTTAAATATTAATTCCGATGGTGAAATGTTGTTGCCATTCATATCACTCTCCAGAAATCTGATGGAGACGTTTTAAGAAGTTTTTTTGAATATCTTCTTTTGACTTACTAAAAAAATGACGCAATTTCTTGGTCTCATTTTTATGTTCTTTTATGAACGATGGCGACTCTCTTTGTCCATGTTTTTCTCTAAGGTTCTCATATAAATCTTTTATAGATTCATGCTCTTGTTGCTCTTTAAGACGCATTTCAAGTATATATTCTCTGGCCTTCGGGTCCTGCATGAGAGAGCCAAACATGTTTTTAATCATCATAACCTCTCGCTCGGTAATTCTGGGGCCAAAAAAGGCTTTAGCGTTTTTTGAATATGACTCACCAAGCGATTGGTATGCTTGATCTGCTGAAGATCCCCACAAAGAAGCAAACGCAGAAGACTTTCCTGGCCACAATAGCTCTGCCATGGCGTACTTGCTTCCACTGGTTAATTTACCTGACTTAGATAGGTTTAATTGCGACTGTATGGTTGGTATCATCTCAGAAGCATTATCACCTTTATCAACAATCTTATCGTATTTTGCCTTATTTCTTTCATATAGATTTTTTTCTTCTTTTGACGCAACAGTTCTTTCTTTTAGCTTAAGATCGTCTATGGCCCTCATTGCGCTTGCCGCTGCTGGTCCACCACCTTTAGACAATGCCATCTTTATCTGTAGTTGTTCTTGTGGTGTATATTTAGACGGTTTCATTTGTTGGGCACCAGACTCATAATCAGATACAACCTTCCGAGCATCAGGAACACCATCGGGTTGTCCTTGACGTTGACCAAGACCTATTTCATCAAGTAGCGCTTTCGTCGATGGATCATTTTGCATTATAAATTGCTGTACCGCTTGCCCTTGCGCTTGTGGTGGCAAAGCTGCTATACCTTGAGCTTGTTCGTACGCTTGTGGGTTCTTATCTCCACCAAGCATTTGCCCCAACCCCCGTAGCTGCTGATACTTATCAATTCCAGAGCTAAGCCCAGTACCAAGAATTCTTCCGAGCCGTGTACCAAAATCTTCTTCTGGTGGAAGTATTTGAATTGCCATAACTACCCCTTTTTAGGTCCAAACTGGGAAAAAAAATCTTTTATACCACCTAGAAAACCAGCAGGGTTACCTGCAATTCCAGCACCTACTCCGGAACCAACGCCACCAGCCAGTGACTGCATTATGTTCATCAAGCCGCTTTGCTGTCCCGGTTGATACGCAAATTGATTTTGTGGTGTTAGCCCCATACCGAGTAAGTTTTGAGCTAGTCCTTGTTGTTGTTGTCCATACTGCGATCCCATAGCAGCTAGATTTTGCTCTAATCCAGAAGCAGCACTACCAAGAGCGCCAGAAAATGCACTAGACCGTTCTCCGCTTGGTGCTCCGGCGGTAAATTGCTCAATAAGATTGGGTATAGTTTGCGTTTCAAACTGTGAACGTGCTTGTTGCGCAATTGGTTCAAATCCCTGTTGTGGATTTTGAAGTTGCTGCATTGCCTGTTGTAGCATTTGCATAAAAGATGATTGTTGTTGCTCATTGTATTGTGATGGTGCTTGCTTAAATTGTCCTTCGGTTCCGCTAAAGAATCCCATTTTATACTCCTAAGGGTTAATTGCTTCTATAATAACGTAACACTTGGTATATCCCGTTCTATCACTTCCGGTTGTCACTGTCACGTTTGTTCCATCCATACTCAGCTCTATATTATTCACTAACACAGGAGAAGCATAGGGAATCGGCAAAAAAGAAAGAGCGCCACCTGTTGGATCGGTTGCCGCCCCATATAATCTCGTTAAACGTGTTCCAGTTGTAAACGTCATACCATGTGCTACGTTTTTAGCAGCCGCGTTAGGCAATACACCAAAATCTATTACCTTTCTGTATGTTTGTTGATACTCAGGATCACACTCAGTAGTTGAATCGGTAGTATCCGGGAAAAACTGCTGTCCAGTTACAAACTCATTAAGGTCATAAAAACCGGTATCTTTATTGTTTACTGCGAGCGCTATGCTGTTCATGTTTTGGTGTAGGCGAACAAGAAGCTCTTTAAACTCACGAGAGTTTACGTCAGTGGAATAGAGCTCATCAACATCCCACACCTGGGTAGTCTGTAAAAACTGACCTTCTTGTTCATCTGGCATAAATATCCTTTACTGTAAGCGCCCGACAGGCTGTGTATATAAAATCATACCTTCTATCTGTATAGCTGAGTTAGCAGCGTCAGGCGTTCGAATTTGATCGTCACTCATAGATATATAAAGCTGCACATTCTCTCCAACAGTTTGGAAATATACCGAGTGCCATAAGCTGTCTTGTACCGCTTCAAGTGGAACCGTGTCATACGGACTCGTCTCTAAAATGTTACTTCCTAATAAAGCGCCGGATATCTCCGCCTTGTTTATCATCGAAAATTCATTGGCAAACGAAGGGAAATAATCAACGAGCAACTCACCTGCAGTTGTTTTCTCAACACAGAAATCCACTTTGGCTAAATACATATTACTTGCTTTACCAACATATGGATTAAACTGCTTTGTCTTAACCTTAGGCATAGAGACGCGAGCCACAGTACCGCCCCCGGTATACACACCAGTTATGATATTCTCGGTCATATCAATATCAACCGTGTCATTAGCAATGCTTATACCAACAACTTGGTAATAGGGATTGCCTAAGCCGCCTATCGCTAATCCGTTATAATCTTGTAATCGTATATAGTTACCAACAGAAAGCGTGTGATCTACAATTGTTAGTCGTGCGTTGTTGGCAGCCGGAGTAGCAAGTTCTACGTTACTGACCTGCATCACCGCTGCATTCGAATTAATAGTTGCATCAACTATATAAACAAATCCCTCTTGGTTACCGGCAATAATTTGTCTAAAATTAGCCGTTAAAAGGCCGCTGCGCCATGTAGCAGTGTATTCTGCCCATGTAAGCGCTGTTGACGCCCAAGTAACATCTGACGACTGCTCAAAATAACCGAACGCTGTTATACAATCTTCGTTGAGCGCCCATGACTGGTTTGCGTAGTTATAGACAAGTACCTTCGTAGGAAAGACAAAGTCGTTTGTTTCCTCAGTCGAAGGAAAAGACCAGTATACCATCTCGTTATAGTAATCACGTACTCCAGTAACGCGTGAGACGCCTTCATTTTTATTTTTAATACGAAACACTTGGTCAGGTATTTTCTCGTCTACACGCTCAACATTGGATCCGTTACACGCATGAACGCCAGTGTTTCCGACCGTTAATACTACTTTATCAAATGGAACCGTAGATTGTTGTGCCTGTGAGCCAAGCTCTGAGTTAATTTGTTGCCACTTGAACGGTTTTACTGCGTTTCCGGTATACACAATCTCCCATGTACTTTGCTCAAAGTAGACAATCAGTCTGTCTTTTATAAACTCTGCGCTTATAATCTCTTCTGTCGTTGGCGCGTCTATCCAGCCAGCTCCCTTTGCAAGGTTAGCAGCAGTATCTGTTTTGTTTGGCTCATACCAAGCATTAACAGCAAAAGGTGAGCCATTAAAAGAGTATCTACATCTATTACCATAGTGGCTATTAACTCCCACTACACCGCCAGGATTATTATTTTCTACCGTATCAAGAAGTAAAAGTCTGTTTTTAAAGGGGACAATTATGCGTGCTGTTTTTATATATGGTCCCATTGTTGTCGCATCTGTCGGATCAGCTGTTGCTGCAGTTGGTGCAAAAAACCAAGAAACACCTGTAACTGGCAACGCCGTGGCTGAGGCAAATCCTGACACCCATGTAGCAGCAGCCCCCACACCACCAACATTCATCCACCAAATTGGATCATCTCCAACGACACCTACGCCATTTAGGTTTGTTACTTGAAAATTTGAATTAAAAAGAGTAACACTGTTTCCCGTTGCACCACGCCAATTAGACATCCAAACAAAATTATAATTGCTACTGCGTAATAATGGCGTTGTACCGCTTCTTTCCCACACCGTTCCGTCGTTAACATAAACAAACTGCGTGTCCCATGCATACACAGGCTGATCGTTAATAAGACCGGTCTCATAGTTTTTAATACCCATAACTGGTTCAGCTGGATAGAAGTACACAATCTCATCGTCTAGCGCGCCCGTTGAATCTTCAAACGAATAAGCGCCATTCGCTGTATTATAATGCGCTACATCAATAGTGGTTGTTTGCAGCATAGTTCCAGCGCCAGCGGAGTCTACTGTAAACAGGTAAGTCCCGATGCTAAACATCTGGCCAACTTTCCATATAGCGCCTGGGGCTGTTCCAGCCAAAACATGAGTTTGATTATCTATAACTCCAAGATTTATACGCAACCGAGAGCCTGTTTGGCCCACAGAGCTCATATAGCGTGACCCAAATCGTTTTCTTACGCGGCCACGAAACAGATACGTGTTAGTCAGTTCAGCAAAGGCACTGTCAGAAATTAACCACGGTTTCAAGTCAGTCTGCAGTCCAAAATCTATCGGTGCTATAAGAAACTTATCAAATGACATGATTAACCCCTATGCCCAGCAAATAACACAGAAAAACACTACGTTTCCTGTTGGATTACTCCGTATGTCTAGTGTCGTTCCACCAGAAACAACCCTGGTCGTTAAGGTGGCTGGTGTTACAGAAAGAGGATACCGAAACGTTGCAAAAACAGGATAGGTGGAATCAGATCCAGCATTTGCCATTGCGGGTCCATAGGCTGCACCATTCAAATTAATCGACACAGGTGTTGTGCTGGAGCCCCATTTTAAAATTATTCCCGAAGGGAGATACGTCCATCCCTGGCTCGTTGCACCTCCCTCTGTAAAAGGTAGCTCGGTTCCATCGCTCTCTCGTCTGAAGAAAAGCTCCGTTACGGTAGAAATAGCACCCTCTTTGGTGTAAAGCGCCCCCTCGTTTGCCAAGGTTGTTGGAGCAGCGCCGAGCTCTGGAAAAGTAGTTTGCTTATGCTTTCCCTCTGGAGACGCGCCACTATTAAATGTCTCGTGGTCGACATCAACCAAATCTTTAATAGCAGTAAAGTTGTTAGCAATATCTGCCTGTGAGTCTGAAAGTTTATCGTTAGCGAGCGGCTTTGTTTCTTGATATGCAGCCATCACATTCTCCTAATTAATAATATGTTCCGTTTTTATTCCAGCCGCCGGTATAGTCTGAGTTGCCAGAGTAAATCGTCTGTGTTCTCTCGTTAGATTGTTGGACTAACGTCCTGCGCAAAACTAACCGCTCTTGCTCTTTAAATTCTGGCATTATCATCTGGACGCTTTCCATGTCCATGCGATCCTCAAGGACTTTTTTTGCTGCGCCGTACGATATGTATTGGTGCCACTGCTCAAGTTCAGGATCCGCGCCATCTATAAGCGCTGTTGGTCTAACATACGCTTCAACCGTTACTTTATACGCCTTATCTGGCACAGGGCGCATGGTAAATTTATTATCATAGTAAAGAACCATGCTAGGACGAGCTGCTTGATACGGGACAGTTTGACTATAAATAGCTGCACCGTTTGCTGGAGGTGTAGGAAAAGTAATGTCGTATACGCCCGTTACATAGTTAATCTCACCTCTACTGAAGGCAGCATCAGGCGTAACAAGATCACCTATTTGTGTCGGTAGCCCCGTGGCAACATCTTCTCTTGGTATATCTTTGAGCACTATACCTTTGTTGTCAGAATCTATTGAGGTAAATAGAACTTCTGACTGCAAAATAGGTTTAGCTGAAAGCGTACCTGTGTAGTTAGTTGTAACACCGTTGCCTGTCGTACCAATAGACTGAACACTGTTTATGTTTGGATAACTTGCACGAAATTCGTCTTGAGATTGGCTAAATGCCATATAATAACCAGCGACGTACATAGGCGGATTAACGGTCGTGTATTTATCTTTGAAGTTGTACATCGGGTCGGTGGCAAGAACCGTATTTGTTTGATATGTATCTACATACGGCTGTGTATAAAATGTGAGTGTAGTATGTAGAGAAAACAGTCTTAGATGCTCTGGGATATCATAAAGCACAAACGTGTTAACATACTCGTCTATTTGGTCGTTTGTTATCTGAGCTGCAGATGGACTACGTGTAAGTCTTCTTATTTTTGTTCTGATTGTTTCTAGATTTGCTGCCATTACATTCCCATTTTCTTAATACGGTAAAACATTTCTAACCGACGCCGTCAGTATACTATTGATCTCACCAATAGGTATAACATATGGATAAGAATTAGTGTGTGCTGGGAGTGGCGCTGGTATTACAAGAGCATCAAATCCTGTTCCATCAATAGGAACAGTAAATGTATCGGTGCCAGTTACTGTAATCTCACCAAATAATTTATTTATTTGAGACATGCCATACACATCAGGTCTTGTAACATAAATACGGACGACAGTCCCCGATACGAAGTCATGGTCAAATGAGGTTGTAACCACAACGGGATCAGTCTGCGTGATAGCCGTAACAAGCCTCATCGCAGGCTGAAATGTAGGAGAAGGATTTGCGTACCAGGGACTTGCCATAATAGCCCTAACAAATAAAAATAACCAAACTGGTTTTTAACCAAAAACTTATCGGTTACAGTTTCATTTCAACCATTTGTGTAATAACCGACTCATCAGCTCCATCATCCAAATCAACAAACTCTAAACTCTGAAAACCAAACCTACGAACCATTTGGCCTATTTGCATTGAAGACTTTCCAGCTTCATCCATTTTATATGAGTGCACAGGATATGACCCGTTTTTGTTTAGATGCTTTGCTACACCAAGTGGAATCTCATAGATCTGTCCATCAACAAAATCAAACTTCTCAATAGGATCTTCTTTGTATTTTTTAAATACAAAGCTTAGCGAACCACCTGGCACCTCATAAAACTTAAATATCCCTTTCACCTTCTCTCTGTCTTTGTCTCTTTGATAGCGAAGGTTTTGAGACTTCTTATTATCTTTGTTTGTTTTCGTATTCTTGCCTGAAATTGGTATGTCTATCTGTTCTGCCACAGAATGGCTCCTTCTTGATTATAGGTATAACAATCAGGGAGAAGTAGAACAATCTACCCCTCCCTTTTTCAACTCGCTGGGTTTTCAACCATCTCTGCTATAACAAATTACTCGTTATTAACATTGAATGATTTACCTGCAACCCAATAAATCGTATCGGTCGAATGACCTGCAGGACATAGCGCATCATCCCCACCAATTTTTATACCAATATAGGCAGTATTATCGGTAGCATCCGCAAGCATATCAACCGCACCAGTTATTGCAGTAGGGGTATCCATTCCAATTGGTGTGACGGTTGCCGGAGTAAAGGGTACAGCACCTGCTGCTGGATAGTACAGCCCCACAGCACCAAATGAGTTTTCCCATACCGTATATCCAGTTGTATCTATATCTATAGTGATATTATTATCTGCAACAGCATTAGTTGGCTCATTTCCAGCCCTAGCAGTGTTAACAGCTGTAATAGTCGCCGACCGACCATCAAGCTGAGCATAATCACCCCAAACTCCTTGACCACCGTATAATTTTAATCGAACTTCTTGTCCGACGGTATATCCGTGAGTAACGGTAAGATAAATCCTAGTTGTTGCTGCTGGAGATATGTACGAAATAAATCTACGTCGTGGATAAAATATTGGATCGTAAGGTATTTCTCTCCAATATCCAGCTGTTGATGCTACGGTGCCAGTTGTAACAATATTGCCAACATTGAAAACACCGCCCCCAGATACGTCAACAGTAAAATCAATGCCACTAAGTTGTGGTTGGTTGTCAAGATTATCAAAACGAACAATAGTGCCAAGATTAGGCAATGTTCCAGAGGTAACTACAGGAGGGTTTGCCTGTGTTAATGCGGTTAAAGCATACCTAGCGCCAGGAGATTGGTCGCTGGAATCGATTAAAGTGAATCCCTCAACCCCAGCAGCACTAGCGGTTGTCATTACCATCGCAGTGCCGGCGCCATCAAAATTATTTAAAAACGCGTCTCCTGCATCCATTCCTCTATACCAATATGCATTAGCATTGTGAGATACTAACGCACCATTAATTACTTCATAGTTAAAAGTTTGTATCCAGTCAACATCAGATCGCAAAACAAGATATTTTGGAGTGCCATCTGCAGTGAATGAACCTTGTTGTATAATCGTGTTATCCATATTTTTCTTTCTTTATTATTCGTTAACAACACTAAAAGATTTACCGGCTACCCAGTACATCACGTCATTATCAGCGCCACCAGGAGCGTCTCCGCCACCAGGAAGCTTCATGCCGAGATATGAAGTATTGCGTGTAGCACCGCTCAAAATATCAGCGCCAGCAGCAATAGAATATCCCGTGTCTTGTCCAATAGGAGTGACTATCGCCGGAACGAATGGTACAGCTGCGGTTAATGGGAACGCAAACGCACCATAGCCTGTTGTGTTGATATCGACTGTAAATGTATTATTACCAGGAGTTACTGTTGTTATAGTAGCCATCTGACCATTCAATTCAGTCATGCCATATGCCGCAACGGTAACAGGAGGAATGCTAAAGCGGACCTTTTGACCCACCGCAAAATCGTGTATTACTGTTACGGTTACTTCAGCGTTTGCTGCCTGAGTTATTGATGATATATAGCGATGTCGAGGATAGAATTGAGAGTCCGCACTGATCTTGTACGCATATGCGTTAGCACCTGGAGCAGCAGCAGCCACAATAGCAGCCATATAATCAAGCGTAAACGAATCAACGTTAACTGGTGTTACCGTGAAATCGATTGCTCCCAATTGCTGTGCACCAACACAGTTAACAACACGCACTATATCATTGTCATTCAGCCCATGCGCAACCGACGAAACAACGCCGGGTGCCGCATTCGTGATATCAGTTATCAAGTTGGGACAACGAGATGCAGTAATGACGGAAGTATCAGTTAACTTAAAGCCTTCAACAGCACCAAGCGTCTCCATATTGAGGTTGTTGCCACCACCGTTTTTAAAGTAAACGATACCATCGTCACCCATGCCACGTTGCCAATAGAACTTGACACTGTCATCGCCAGTGCCAGCCGCATTAGTGTAGTTATATACAATCATCCAATCCACATCTGAACGGATAGCTAACGTCTTAGTGGCACCATCAGAAGTAAATTTCCCTTGTTGCAGTATGGTGTTATCCATAACACACCTCTACTAACTTAAGGTTGCGCGAAGATTGATTACCCAAAGGTCATTAAGTATTCGTGGAACTTCAGCAAACTTATAACCAACCGATGCATTCAATGCTAAAGGTCCATCATAAATTGGCGGCCTGTAAATAAAGTTAGCCGAATAACCGTCTTGCTCGATGCAAGCATAAGCTTCCATACCGGTACAGAATATATTGTATACATCTTTACCAAGGTTAGATCCAGCTGTTGTTGTGCTGCCGATGCTCGATATATAAAACCTGAGATTGCCGATTGCGCCCCATTCTGAACGATGTGCGTTCATAGGTGCTGGATATTGGTTCTTATGAACAAAGCCATCAACATCTTCTAAATCACCGACCATATTTGTCGAGCAAAGAGCGAGGTAAGCATCACGAACTGGTGCTGTACCAAATTTATCTTCACCTTCAATGTTGTCCATGATTGTGTAGGCATTATTACCTAACAATGCACGCACAACATCATCAACGTCTGAGCGTGTGATTTCAGTTGGGTTGTCACCATTTACACCACCGGTGCAGTTAACAAAACCAGCAGTTGCCGCAAGCATATCACGGGTAAGCTGATCTTCTGTTTGGCGAAGGGATACACCCAAGCGAGCTGCTGCTTCATTCAAAACGGGATCTTGCGATTGTAAAGTAACCTGTTCGTTCAACAGAACAAATGTGCCATAAAATGATATCTTGGCATCGATGTCAACTGCAGTCAGTTGCTGTGACGGAGGGGTTGCTCCTGTATTACCTAAAGGCACCATTGCGGTTGCCAATGGATTATATCGACGCATGCGCAGCGTTGTACCACCATTGCGAGGCATTTGTTTATGCACCGCAGGTAGTTTGTGAATCATATTTGGAACTGGGACCGACAAAAGTTTGTAACTGAAACTTTGTTGCACTGGAGCAGGCAACGTGGTTGTAGTTGTGATAGGCATAAGATTTCCTTAAGCAAAATTAATAAAAATATTACTTAAGATTGACGAGATCTTTTTTGCGTCGCGAGTTGGCGAGGCTCAATTGCGCCAAATGGTAGGGTGACGAATCCTTGTTTGCGTCATCTATTTATATAGACACTTACACATAAAAAAACAAGTGGGCGTAGCTGAAGCAGACTACGCCCGGAGTTCACCAGGAGTTTGGTGACCTGCATTGCAGGTAATTGGAGCGAACACCTAAGATATACTATATTCTTTTTTTAGCGTCTATCATCTCTTTATAGAGCTTCTTTTTTAAATCATCAGTAAGACCATTAGCGAACGCATTTGCATTGCTCATAGGCGACTCTCCTTGCTGTGGAGATACAGCTGCTGATGGCTTTGGTTTTGCGGCGTTCTGAGTTGCTTGCAGTCTATCGTTTTGGTAGGTGTCTTCTTTATATAAACCAAACTTCTTGATAAGCGTATAGGCAGAAGCTGCTTTATTATAAAGATCTGGAGAAGTATTAATGGTTTGAGCAAGTTCTGGGTACTGCTCACTTAAAAGCTTGACCGAGTCAGAGCTTACAACTTTATCAAAGTCTGGATAAAGAGATTTTATACGCGCTTCTGTGGTTTGTTCGTACATTTGTTTCTTGTACTGCTCCATCTCTTTTTTCATCTTGCGGATTTCTTTGCTCTGCTTGCGTAGATGCTTCCCCTCAGCAAGATCATCATCACCTATACCAACATCGTCATATTCTTCTTCTTGCGCCTGTTGTTTTGTTTGTAAGGCTAATTGTTGAGTTCTAAGCGCTTCATCTCGCTCACGCTCTATTCGCGACACTTTTTCACGTAACTCCCTAAAGCTTTTTTCTGGACCAGTCTCCATTTGTGCTTGTTTATCAGGGGTAGTTTCTTCAGTTGGTGCTTGTTTATCAGGGACAGTTTCTGTAAATGCAGCTGGCTCTTGCTCAACTGGTTGCTCCGCAGCTTGTTGCTCTGATACTTGATTAAGTGTTTCTTCTAGTTTTTGGTCTGACATAAATCTCCTATTCTGTCATTGCTACATGTATTTTTTTCTTAAGCGCTCCACCACGTGTTTCTTGTTCATTATTAAGACGTTTAGCCATCTTATATAACGTTCCATCGTCAAAGTCTAATATAAATCTAAGCAGATCGCGTTCTTCTGTGGCTACCTCAAGGGCGCTATCTTTAAAAAAAGTACATGTGTCCCTAGATGGAATAACCCACAAAAACTCAGCGTATTCTTCTTGAGCATAATAACGGTAAACAGTCTGGTCATAGTCTGGAGTTGGACAACTCTTCCTATGTGTGAAGTAGTTACGCAAAACATTCTGCATAAGCGGTTCTTTCTTTGTTATCACAACAACAAAGAAATCCCCATTGTGAGTTTTTTTGCCTTCACTAAGACATGTATATATATTTGATTCATAATCTTTATGTAGTTCGCGCTCGATTTCTATAGGATCGCGAGAATCGGGTGTTTTTTGCATCAATTCCAGAGCTATCTTACCAACTGTATCTCGAGGCATAGACAAACCTTTTTATTAAATTTGGGAGTATCAATGAACGATACCACGCTTGACATGATATTAACACCTGCAATTAACGTCGCCTCAAAGCACCAAGCGCACTTTAATGCAGTGCCACCAGACTGGAGTATTGTTAAATTCGCCGCCATTTTATGTGTAATAACATGCGCAGCAATCTTTATAACACTTTTGTTTGATGACAAAAAATAACACAAAATAAAGGCTCCTTGAGGAGCCTTTATATATTATCAGCCATGCAAGAAATTATTTTTATTTTTTCTTTTGTGATTGCCCTGACTCGCTCAATGCTATCGCTACAGCCTGGGCTTTGCGCCTCACTTTCGGTCCCTTTTTTGACCCCGACCTAAGTTTATTATCCTCGAATTCTTCCAAAACCTTTCGCATCTTACCAGCCTTACCAGCCTTGGCTGTACCAGTCTTGGTCTTTGGACAACTTTTTGCAGCCATTACTACTCCCATCTTATTACTTCTTACGAAACACTCTTGGAGTGGAACCATCCGCTTACTTTTGCACGAGCGCGATGACCGTAATGTTCTTTGTGGGCTTTTTTACCAACCTTGTATGCAACACCAGAGAGCACAACACTACCAAGGCCATAAGCGCAACGTTTCCAGGTGAAACCACGATAAAGATCCTTAAAGAAATAACGAACCTTGTCCCAGCCTGTGATTACATCAGGACGGTCGTATTTTTCAATAAAGTCTGCAAAGTATGGAGTAGACGGAACCTCTGCAAAGGTTTGCTGGAGAGTAATCTTAACAGTATCGCCTTCACGTGTAATTACAGAGTTATCTTCTAAAATTCTTACTTCAGTCTTGCCGTAAGATAAAAAAGAAAGAAAGGCTGTTGCGAGTAATACTTTTTTCATAAATTTCCTTTATTAAACTTTGTTTATTTAAAAAAGAGGGATATGCCATACAAAAACATATCCCCCACACACTTCCAATTAAAGCCAGGTTACCTAACCTTGCGCTCGTCCATTATGCCCAAACCCATAACTTTTTTATTTGCGGGTTTGCGTTGCTTCTTACCACCATTAGGTGTACCAAGGATAGCATACGCTATTTTTCGTGCTTTACCAGATGGCCTTAATGAAACTGGCATCTAGAACCGTTCTGGCATTGGGCCCTTTTTGATCTTGGGTCCGGTAGCATCTTTTGTAATTTGGTTGTCTATTACTCTGATTGTGTCATTAAGCTCAGAGTAATTCATGAACGGTACACTTGCGTACTTCTTCATGATTACGCCTTGAGGAAGATTAGCAGTAGCACTTTTATCCTCGCGGATCATCATGCTGTCTTCGTATCTCATTCCACTGCCGTAGTATTTTTTTGCCATGTCGGCCTTTCGTGACCCCTCGGGTCGTTGACCCCTCGGGTCGTTGACCCCTCGGGTCGTTGACCCATTGGGTCGTTGTAGAAACCACCCATCATCTCTGACGGATAAGAGTTATCCTCTCTAACTACTAATCGCGATAACAAGAGGTATATTATCACGCGTATATTAAACTATCGTTTGCCCTTCTTTGCAACTTTTTTCTTTGTGAATGTTTTCTCCATCTTTGAGAGCTTATTGTAGTAAGTGCTGCTCTCTTTTAAGTGCGCCAAAGCTATTTTAGCTGTCTTTACAGGGTCATTGTTGGTTACGTTGGTCTTAGGGCTTACCTTGCCATGCTCAAGCTCGACAGCAAAACCCTTCTTGAACTGCGCTAACGGTATCTTCTTAAAATCGACCTTAAGCTTCTTACCCAAAGCTTTTAACTCTTTGTCTGTCACTGATCTACTCCTGTAGTTGGTGAGGTCACGGTGAGGTCACCTTCACCAGACAGCGATTGTGATATAGTAATAAGTTTCTCTAAATTATTATTACAACGTCGCATTAAGTTTTTTCTTTTTATTTTCTCTGTATTTTTTATTGCTAAGCTTTCTTGCAAGCACCCTTTTCCATTCTTTTATAAAGTTCTCGGTTAATACACTTAAATTTGGGTTGCTGATCGTTGGCTCTACTGGATGAGTATTAAAACGCCAATATTCATCTCCATATTCTTCTACTCTTGAAAGATACCAATCATCAGCAACAATCATCAGATCATAAACAATATCATCTGATGCAGACCCATCATAACGCTGAAAATCAACATGATTCTTGAACTGATCCCACGTCATTTTCTCTTTTTCGTTACCGACCCATTTAATCTCTGACTCTTTTTTCCCAAAAGAGTTAACAATCCCAAGTACATGCTTTAACACATACGATCTATCACACTTCTTCATTATCACTTCACTCCCGCACTTGACGTACTACGTTCTTGTACGCTCTGGTCACCTTCGCCAGATAGCGTTTGCGATATAGTAATAAGTTTCTCTAAATTAGCAAGATCAATGCTATCCATCTCTTTAAGCGCTCTAACGACATCAAGAGCTGCTGCCGCACGTTTTTGTTGAGATGACGCTCTGTTCTCACGAGCATCAGAAATATTTTCTATGGCCTGCGATCTTCGCTCTACGGCTAACTGCCTGTTCTCTTCTATGCGGCTCATACGTTCATGACCCAGATCCTCGTCGGCTATCGCCCTTGCTTTAGCCAACTCAGTGCGTGCTTGCGCTTCCTGCATCTGTGATTGTAGTTGCATTTGCTGCATCTCTTGTGCTTGCTGTGCTTGTTTTTCAAGAGCTTCAGTGAGTTTGCGCTTGTCTTGGACAGTAGCGGCCTCAATAAGAGCTGTATCCGGAACTGGAACGCCAACCTCTTTAAGATGTAATAACTGTGCGAACTGGAGTTGGCGTTGTGTGCTCGTATTGAATCCTTCCTCAACAGCACAGTCGTACATGCCAAACGCTTTATTATAGAACTGTGGAGCAGGCTCCTCGTTCAATATTCTTTTAACTTTGCCAGGAGTAAAGTTGTTCTGAATTATCTTAATCATAAGACGGCCAAGCAGCTTCTGAGAGTAGTCAAGCTGATCAAATAGCCCTTGAAGAGTAGTAAGTCCGGCGCCTTGTCGTAACATGCTCAGGATGCCAGCTTTGTCATCAACTGCACTGCCCAAAAGTTCTTCATTTACACCCGATATTTCTTGAATTTCCCGCCCTAGGACCTCAGAAAGCTGCATCATTGATGGGGGTACTTGTGGTGGTTGTATTTGTTCAACGTCAGTCATAAGAGCTGTCTCTTTAAGTGCCAGACCACGCCCTTGGCCAGACATGAATACGTCTTTAGGGTTAACAAGCGCATTCTCTTTGTACTTGAAGCCAGAGTTGATCTGGCTTTCAAGAATATCTAACTCAATGCCCTTGCGGCGATTATATAGATATTGGGCATCGCGCAGACCGCGAACCATTCCTTGTATGCGATCAGGGAAGTAAGGCATTTGAGGATTGTAGTACCCTAAGACAGGAACAAACGGATACGTGTCAACTCCGAGCGGATTCGCTCCATCGTAAAACACCTTACCCTGCACAACAATAGCCAGTTGAACCGTAGGAATGTCTTGGTCCAATACAGTAATCTGCGGATAAAGACTAAGAAACTGCTTAAGATCATCCTCATTGTCTGTTTTCCACTCAAAGGTCTCTCCCGATTGTGTATCAACAAGCATCTTTTGTTTTCTAAAGTCTCTGTAATAGAACTCGTCATACGTTAGTAGGTTCTTCATTCCATAGTTATAATTCTCTGGCATAAATTGGAACTTGCCATCTTGCTTGCTTGTTACAGGTAGATCTTTAATGTCTGAAGCGTATGACGGTAATAATGAAGATATTTCTTGCCGTGTTAGGTAAGACCTGCGCCATATACCGTTACAATCTGATAGATCTGTTTTCTTAAAGTAAGGGTCAATGAGAAACGAATTGTAGTTGCAGTTATCGACTTTGATATTGCCAGAAATTGGATCATTGCGGTAATCAACCCACACCTGTAAAAGATTCATGCCTGTTACAAGCGCTCCGTGAAATGAATCTGATATGGTCTCGAGCACTCCTTCTTGGTTGTTAAGCCACATCATTATCTTTGTGAATTGATCTGATGTTATCTCATCACCGTTCTCTATAGGCGTAACAATAGTAGAGTTTCTGTTCTTGCGCTGATGTCCAGACACCATATTAACGACGCGACGTATGCGATTAAAATTAAACTGTCTACGTCGGTTAGCCGGGAGATTGCCATAAATGTCACTCCAGACATTCTGGTCTCCAGCTTCGAATCTGGTATCTAAATCTGCTTCCCCCCAGAATGATTGATTAATTGTAATAGACTCATTGTAGAAGTTTTCCATGCGAGATAGCATGGTTTTATCGTTCTCGTCTAGATAAGATTCACCGAGATTTGGGAAGATTGCCATTGACTGTGCCCTTACTTTTTTGCATAAAGTAGTTCTAACGGCATAAGTCTAGAATTGGGCACATACTATAGCAAGTTTTACCAACAGAGCATAACAAACGATCGTTTGACTGGATTTGAACCAGTTTCCACGCAATCCCAGATCTTCACAGCTTATGCACAGCTTACAAAGGTACGGAAAGATTTAAGTGGAGGCCATGTGCACAGGATTATCGGATTAACACACCCTACAATAAACCAGCAAACAAAACAGAAGCAAGCAAAACAGAAACAAGCAGTACCGCTGTTACCCCTATGTACTGAAAAAAGGTTGGCCATTTAAGACTGCTTTTTTGTATTGCGCGAAAAGAAGGCGCTGTCTTACCGGTAAGCGCGAGCTTTTTGAGAATCTTCTTGCCGTACTTAGCGCGCCACGCATACAAACAACTTACAGCTACTTTGTGTTTTTTCGCGATAGCAGCAACCGTCTTTCGACCGCCGAGCGTTAAAACATACGATTGTTCTACTATCTCACAACGATCTTTTTCGCTATAGTTTGCGTATTTCTTATTACGCCGAAACCTTTTCCCTCCACAAGTGTGGCGCCACGACCTGAGCGTATCCACAGGAAGGCCTTTGTCTCGAGCAAAATCAACCAAACTAAACCCTTCTCTCAAGGCTTTATCTGATTCTTTTACTATCTTTTTTCTAAAAGACGGTGAATAGACGTTATGTTTTGCCATAGAACTCCCTTTTACGGCATTGATATATACGCAGACTCTTACATCTTAAAAAATATCTGTCAATAATATCTCTTGTTCGTGTCGCGGAACATCGGAGGCAAGCCAGCCTCATCACCGTATAGCGCTTCTTGGTAACGTCTATCCAAATCCTCTGGGCTTAAACCATTACGAGTCTTAGATAGTGAAACACAGAGATAGCGGAGGGCGTCGGCTCCGTCAGACCACTGGTCATGAAGCGGCTTATCCCTATATACTTTCTTCTTGTTGTCCCACTCTTTTCTATAGTTATCAATGACCTTTACAAGGCGCTCACACTTAGTTGCGTCTATCCACATCTTGCCAAGCGTTGTACGCACGGCCTCGATACCATCTATTATTGGAAGGTTAGGTGCAGTCAGAAAGTTAACGCCAAGAGAGCGTGCCTTCTCAAGTCTACTCATACCAGTCCCAAGCTCTCTAACAGCTATATCGTGTGGGGCCATGTGCTTGCCGTAGATATAATCTTTTGAGCGTAAGAGACTAATATAATGTTCCAGTCCTCGCGAAGAGTTCTCATAATAATCTATTACACGAACCGTCTGGCCTATCACCTGAAAGAATATGATCACTGTACTATCAGACATACCTAAATCCCAAGCAGTATGCACAGGGAAGCCAACCTCGTATGGAACATCTGCAATCTGGCCGTTCAACTTCATATTTGCAAGGTACTTTGCATAATATGCTCCCTCAACACCAGCAGAAAAACTGCATTTATACTCTTGGAGGAACAAGTCATCTGACATCTCACGACGCTCATCTTCAAGTGTCTCTTGAGATATGTAGTCAACATCATCAACGGTCAACTTAGAGCAATACCATTTGTCTGAGCTGGATGCCAGTTGGTACAAATCCCAAAATGAATTCTTACCCTTAGGTGTACTGGCAAACAGCGCCCAGCCGTCGTTTTGGGCCAATATGGGTCTTACAACAGACCATGCCTCAGGGTCCTGCATCGCGTACTCAGAGAACACAGCACCATAGCACGCAGTTCCACGGACACGATCTACGTCCTGTGAGCCAACCATCTGTAAGATAGAGCCGTTAATAAGACGTATCTTCATCTCAGAGTCGTTCTTGTTAACGATTAACTCTTTAGGGATGTACTCAATTATTCGTTCGCCATCAGAATTAATCCCATCCCAGAGTGCCATTCTGGCCTGCCTAAAGGTGGGGAAGATATAGAATATGGTACAGGTCTTGCGCAGCATCTGGCGTACCGCTATGTAGAACGCTACGTGGTCCTTGCCCATACGCCGAGACCAGCAAAGGAGCGCGCGCTTACAACCCTCTTCTTCAAGAGCCCGTATAACTGGAACTTGGTAGTCTCGAGGCACGAATTTGTTTAATTTTATCCTAGTTTCTATTTTCATTTATTATCTAAAACGCTCCTAAAAAACTCATATCTTTTTAGATCATCAATATACGCTTATAAAAACCAGTAAACTCAAACTCTATCCCGTTAATTATTATTTTCACACTCACTCTTGTTCGTTATTTCTCTTTAATAATTGGCATCTCTACGACGCCAATTATTAATTCATAAAACTTATTAACCGTAGAGTTTATGCCCTGGTAATTTAGGCTAGAATAGTCCTCCATTACATACATAGCATTTTTTACGCTTTGTATGTCTCTAATAGTATCGCTAATTTCCTTGTTGCAATACAAACAAGTGTCACGCTGATCCCTCATATCCCTTACGAATAACTCAAGAAGCGCTTCTACATCTTGCCACCTAGCAAAAAGATCTCTATTGTCCTTCGGCGTTGAAACAGCCTTTTCAATCTTTTTTATTAACTGATCAATCCGTTCTCTGTCGACCTTCCATTCCACGTTATTTCTCTTTAAAGCTTGGCATCTCTACTACCAGTTTGGTTGGCTGTGTCTCTTCTTTCTTGTTAAGCTCAGACCAGTAAGCATCGTCTTCTTTCCACTCTTTTGAGTAGCGATACATATCACGCATGATTGGCTTCTCTTTGAGGGTTCCATAAGCTATGCCTTCGTAGCGTCTTTCCCATAACATCTGCCTACAGTATTCATATGCCTCTTTAAGGACCTTGCTCTTTCTCATCCACTTATACAGTGTCTCGAGGTGCATCTTACGGTGCATAGCATACGACAAAAGCATGATCTTTTTTGGGTTATCTTCGAAGAATTTAATCATACGCTCAGATTCTGCTTCAAAGGCTTCTGGCACTATTGGTTTAAGTCTCCATGAAAACCCCTCATTAAGGTTCAACTTGTTAGGATTGTTTTTTACCATCGTGCTATGTTTCATAGTTTTATTTCATTTTCGGTACTTATCAGGATTAAAAATCTTATCCAGTCGCCTGTCTCTTTCCCTCTCTTTTATTATTTCGCCACCTAAAAGCAAAGAAATCCCCAAAAGCAGTACAGCTAATCCACCACACCCGGCCAAGGCCAAACATACTAATACTGCGATTAATGAAATTATTAAAATAGTTTTCCCAACAAAAGAAAACACTCTTGCTAAAATTGAAAGCTTATTCATAGTTTTATCTCAGTTAGAGTAAACTCTGTTCTTGGATTTTGCTCGGTATATACCTTTTGGGCGATTATTTTAGCCACTAAGCAATCATCTTTATATAAGAGATCGTTTGAAACATCACATATAAGCTTAATCATGTTATCCAGGTCTGGTGTAAATATGTGATATTTTTGTTTCATGTACTTGTTTATTA